GACGTCAACCCGGTCATCCGGTCGCCGATTCGGGGGGTGTAGGTGGCGCGGTCTGGCATCGTTCGGGTCGGAGAGATTGCGGCCTTCTGGAACATCACGCCGAGGCGAGTGCAGCAACTCGTCGCGGAGGAGAAGATGCCGACGGAGGGTCGCGGCCAATACGACCTGCTCAAGTGCACGGCGTGGTACATCCGATTCCTGCAACGGCTCGTCGAGGTGCGGTCGCCGAATCCGGCGGTCAACGGGACGGGGACGGACGTCGAGACGGCGACGGCGCACGCGCGCGAGCGGCTCGCGGTGACGAAGGCGGAGCGCGAACTCAAGGAGATGGACCTCGCGAAGCGGCGCGGCGAGGTGGTCGAGGTCGAGGCGGCGGCGTCGATGTGGGCGGACGCGGTCGAGAAGATGCGCGCGCGGATGCTCGCGAGCGTCAACGGTGCGTCGGTGCGATGCGTGGGGCTGACGACGAGGTCGGCGGCGCAGGCGGTTCTACAGGACGTCGTGCACGGCGCGTTGGCGGAGGTGGCCGCGATTGGCGACGAAGTCGAGGAGCGAGCGAACTAGCCCGAGTGGGGCGCATCTCGCCCACGCGTTGAAGCGATTGGCGGAGGTGCTGCGACGTGCGGCACCTCCGCCGCGCTTGCTCCCGTCCGAGTGGGCGAACGCGAACCGCGTGCTGTCGAATCGAGCGAGCGCGGAGCCGGGGACGTTCCGGTGGCAGCGCGCGCCGTATCAGCGCGAGTGGCTCGACGCGATGGTCGAGGACGGGGTCGAGGAGGTCGTGCTGATGACGGCCTCGCAGGTCGGCAAGACCGAGGTGCTGAATAACATCCTCGGCTACTTCATCGACCAAGACCCGTCGCCGATTCTCGTGGTGCAGCCGACGGTTGACCTCGCGGAAGCGTGGTCGAAGGACCGGCTCACGCCGATGCTCGACGAGACGCCATGCCTGCGCGCGAAGGTGTCGGACGCGAAGTCGAGGGACAGCGACAACACCATCCTGCACAAGTCGTTCGACGGCGGTCACGTCTCGGGCGTCGGCGCGAACGCGCCCTCGGGGCTGGCGATGCGTCCTATCCGCATCCTGCTGTGCGACGAGGTCGATAGGTTCCCGGCGAGCGCGGGGACGGAGGGCGACCCCATCTCGCTCGCGGCCCGACGGACGGACACGTTCTGGAATCGGCGCAAGCTGTACACGAGCACGCCGACGACGAAGGGCGTCTCTCGAATCGAGCAGGCTTACGAGGAGAGCGACCAGCGTCGGTTCCATGTTCCGTGTCCGCAGTGCAAGCACATGCAGGTGCTGCGGTGGGAGCGCGTGATGTTCGAGCGCGACGAGGCGGGCATCATCAACATCGAGTCCGTCGTCTATCGGTGCGAGGCGTGCGACGCGGCGCTGACGGAGAAGGACAAGGAGGGAATGCTCGCGGCCGGGAAGTGGGTCGCGGCGTATCCGGACCGACGGCTGCGCGGGTATCACCTGAACGCGCTCTACTCGCCTTGGCGGATGTGGTCGGACATCGCGGAGGAGTGGGTGCGCGTCGGGAAGAATCCGGAGCGGCTCAAGGTGTTCGTCAACACGGTGCTCGCGGAGACGTGGGAGGAGAAGGGCGAGGGCGTGAAGGCGGAGCGGTTGCGCGACCGGCTCGAACAGTATGACGCGGAGGTGCCGGACGGCGTCGGCGTTCTCGTCGCGAGCGTCGATACGCAGGGCGACAGGTTGGAGGTCGCGGTCGTCGGGTATGGCGAAGGCGAGCAGGCGTGGCTCGTGGCGTTCTCGCAGATTCACGGCGACCCGGCGCGCGGCGAGACGTGGGCGGAACTCACGGCGTTCCTGTCGCGCGAGTTCGAGTGTGCATCGAGGCAGCGCGCGCGCGTGGAGATTGCGGTCGTCGATTCGGGCGGCGCGCACACGGACGAGGTTTACAAGTATTGCCAAGCGTCGCTCGCGGCGGGGCGTCGCGTGTATCCGGTGAAGGGAGGCTCGGTCGCGGGGCGTCCGTTGGTCGAGCGTCCGACGAACACGAACAAGTACCGGGTGCCGCTGTTCGTGCTGTGCGTCGATTCCGGGAAGGAGACGGTGCTCGCGCGATTGCAGGTGCCTGCGCCGGGCGCGGGATACATCCACCTGCCGCATTGGGTCGATGACGAGTTCCTCGAACAGTTGACGTCCGAGAAGGCAGTGAAGCGATACGTCAAGGGACGCGGCGCGGTGCGCGAGTGGGTGAAGCTGCGCGAGCGCAATGAGGCGTTCGACCTGATGGTGTACGCGTTGGCGGCTCTCCGTATCGCGGGAGCGGCGACGATTGCGACGCTCGGCGAGCGGGCGGCGCGCATGTCGGTCCGGGTCGAGGCGACGGAGAGCGCGCCGGAGTCCGAGTCGGCGATTCCGGCGCTGGCCGGGAGGGTCGCCCTGCCCCGGCCGTCGTGGGTCAACTCGTGGAGGCGGTAGGGGCGGCTCCGCAAGTGGGCGCTGCCGTAGGCGAAAAAAGGACTTGCGCGGGCTAGCGTGATGCCGTATTGTCTCCTATGTCGGCGGGAGAGGCCCGGCGGCGAGACGAAGGAAACGGAAGGGAGCGGACGATGAAGGCAACGCGGAAGTTCGGGGTCGAGTTGGAAGTGGTCGGCGGGATGGTCGGTGCGTACACGCTGGCGCAGGCGTTGACGGCGGCGGGCGTTCGCACGGAGACGCAGGGTTACAACCACTCGACGTCGAACGTCTGGAAGATTGTGCCGGACGGTTCGCTCTCCGGTCGCAACGCCTTCGAACTCGTCTCGCCCCCGATGGTGTTCGGCGAGGAGTCAGTCGCGACGCTGCGGACGGTGTGCGGTGTCCTGAACAACCTCGGCGTCAAGGTCAACACGTCGTGCGGCTTCCACGTTCACGTTGACGCGTCGGACCTGAACGCGGCGCACATGAAGAACCTCGTCGCGATGTTCTGCCGGTTCGAGCCGGTGATGGACGCGCTCGTTCCGGCGGCGCGTCGTTCGTCCGAGTGGGCGCGGTCGAACGCGGCGCGTCTCGGTCGGACGGATGCGGACCGCGTCGCGGTCATCGAGGCCGCCGCGAACACGTCGGTGCTGCGCGCGCTGCACAACAACAACCGTTACCAGAAGCTGAACCTCGAAGCTCTCGGTCGTCACGGCACGGTCGAGTTCCGTCAGGCGGCGGGCACGACGAACGCCGACAAGGTCGTCGGTTGGGTCGCGATGTGCGTCGGCCTCGTGTCGTCGTCGCGGAAGCTGCGGGGCCTTCGCAGCAAGACGCAGTTCACGTTCTCGCGCCTGCTCGGTCGGGTCGAGACGCAGTACCGCCCGCTGCTCGTCGCTCGTCGTCGCGAACTCGCGGCGAAGGAGCGGCGCGTGGCGGCGCGTGAGGCGAGCGCGCGCACGGCGCGTCTCGCGAACGCGGGCTACTGAGCCCGCACGAAAGGAGCAGGTCATGGTGTGCGTTGCGTGGAAGTCGGACGGGGCGGTGTTCGTCGCCGAGTCGGTCGAGGAGGCCGTGGACGCGATGCGCGATGCGTCGAGCTTCACGGCGGGGCTGACGCGCGAGGAGTACATGGCGCGCGTGGCGACGCAGGCGGAGGGCATGTCGGGCGCGGTCGTCGAGACGACGTCGGCGAGGCGGTTCCTCGAAACGCTGGAGGATGCGAAGCTCATCACGCTGGACCGAACGGGAGAATGACGCTTGCGCGGGCGCGAGCGAACACGTAGGATGCTGTCGTGGCCGGGAGAGTCCCGGCCGCGACACGTCAACGGAAGGGAGCGGGACATGGGCGCGAAGGTTCGGAAGTCGCGGAAGGCTCACAGGGCGAGCGCGGACTCGCGGCTGATGGTGGCGTATGGAGCGAACACGAACAGCGCGGCGATGCGGTTCCGTTGTCCGGACGCGCGTCCGCTCGGCGCGTGCAAGGTGGACGGGTTCCGTCTCGTGTTCCGTCAGCACGCCGACATCGTCGAGCGTGAAGGCTCGACCGTTGAGTGTGTCCTGTGGGACATCACGCCGAGGTGCGAGGCGAGCCTCGATTCGTTCGAGGGATTCCCCCGGTACTACGTCAAGCGCGACGTCGTCGTGCGGTGGCGCGGTCGCACGCTGAACGCGTTCGCCTACGTCATGGCGGACGACTGCGAGAACGGGCTCGTCGCGCCGACGACGTGGTACGAGCAGACGTTGCGTCAAGGGTACAAGGAGCACGGGCTCGACCGGGCGCAAATCGACTACGCTCTCGGCGTCGCGTTGGCGGCGGAGCGCATCGAGGAGTTCGAGCGGACGGGGAACGTCGAGCAGTTGTGGCTCGACTTCGGCGGCGCGTCGTGAAGTCGGGCTCGGTGGTCGAGCGCCCGGAGTTCGTGACGGACGAGATGCTCGGGTACCTCGACGCGGTGCGCGAGGA